GACACCAAAGGAGTCATCACCGCCAACACCGAAACCCAGCTCAAAACGAAAACCTGGGCCGAACTTGGCAAGTGGTACCACCTCTTCATCGCCCGAGACCTCTTCAAGCTCACCGCCACCTCCCTCTTTCATCCTGAGCGAGAGCGAACATGGCGAATTGATATGGTGCCTTGGTCGGAGCGAAACACTGAAGCCTTTGCTGGCCTTCATAACAAAGGCAAACGAATCATCCTCATCTTCGACGAGGCCTCAGCGATACCAGATGTCATATGGGAGACTTCCGAAGGAGCCCTGACCGACGAGAACACCCAAATCCTCTGGCTCGTATTTGGAAATCCCACCCGCAACACTGGCCGCTTCCGTGACTGCTTCCCAGGCGGATCCTTCTCCGACTGGTGGCACTCCAATCGCGTTGATAGCCGTTCCGTCCGCTTTACGAACAAGGAACAAATCCTCAGATGGGAGCGTGCCTACGGTCTCGACTCTGACTTCTTCAAAATCCGCGTTCTTGGGGAATTCCCACGTGTGGGCGAGATGGAATTCTTCTCGACCTCCGACGTCGAAGCAGCAATGGTCCGCGAAACCACGCTCCTCCCAAGCGATCCTCTGGCCTTGGGTGTCGACGTTGCGAGGTACGGGAAGAATGCGAGCGTCTTGTTCTTCCGTAAAGGACGGGACGCTCGCTCTATTCCCCGTCAACGCTATCAAGGGCTCTCCACCGTCACGCTAGCGGACAAAGTTCATGAGGCGCATTTTCAATATCACACTGACGGCCTCTTTGTTGATGGTGGCGGCGTCGGTGGTGGCGTTGTCGATAATATTCGTGCAAAGCATCTATACTGCTACGAAGTTCAGTTTGGTGCTAAGGACGATACTCCTCATACCGTGTTCGGCTCAAACGGTGAACGATACGCCAACAAACGCAGTGGCATGTACGGTGCCGCTAGGGCCTGGCTTGCTCATGGCTGCCTACCGGAAGAAGCGGATTTCAAACGCCAATTCGCCTCCATCAAATACACCCTCAACCGCCGCGACGAAATCCAACTAATCTCCAAAGAGGACATGCTCCGTCTTGACCCTGATCTCGAACTCGATGACATCGACGCCTTCGTCCTGACCTTCGCCCATGCCCTCGAGCCCCATGCGTCCGCAGGCGGTGAGGGCCCACATAGGCCTTTGATTGAAACGGAGTACGACCCCATTGCCCTCTTCGAGAAAGAACTTGGAGCTGCGGCATGACAGCCCCTCCTCCAGGGATCTCCTGCTCCACCTGTGATTTCTTCTGGCCCTCGAAGAACGAATGCCACATCCTTGCTCCCCTTACCGGAGGCGGTCCTTCCTGGCCAAATGTCGAACCAGATGATTGGTGCGCCCACCACAACCTCTGGCCCCAAACCATGGGAGGTGCCCACTCTTGGGGCCAACCTTCCCCCACTGGTGGCGAGAACAACGACTACTACACCCAATACCAAGTCATCCGCTCCGGCAACAACAACTACGTCAACAAGATCACCTTCTGGCAAAACCAGAACGGGGTTTGGTCCCAAACCACCTCCATCCAGGATCCCTGGCCATGAGTTTCGGATCCCCGCCCCCTGCGCCTCCGCTCCCAACTCTGCCGCAGGCCCCTGCCCCGCCTCCGATGTTTGGCCAGACGAGTCCGCAGGGCCAGAAACCCGCCCGCAAGGGCATGACTCCAACGTTCCTCGGCACTGCCCTGACCCCGCAGGTAGGGCAGACGGGGATGAAAACCTTGATGGGAACCTAGCTATGAGATTCCGTCTACGCACCGCTGTCCACACCCGCGAGGGCGAAGTCCTCGACGCAGGGACCTTCATCGGAGGCAAGGACGATATGACCCTCCGAGAATTCAAACGTCGAATGGGCTCCACGGACGAAAGTCCGTTGTCTGTGATGGATCCCCTCGACGATGGTGCGCGTGCGCTGTTCGACCGTCATTGGCGCGTCGACGGCTCAGTTCCGGGGGGATTTGTAAAGGCCTAGCCATGCCCGTGATCCCCATCAACCCAGGCTCTGCTCAGGGCGCAGGTGCTCAGCTTCCATCCGAGTCGAATCTGTTGATGGCCCTAGCCGACATGCACGCGCAAGGCAGGGTCCCCCAATCCGACAACGGAGACCGGACCTCCGCCTCCCATAACGTGGCTCGAATCAAAGGCCTCCCTAGTGGCATGACTGGGGTCAGGAAACGCTGATGCCCGTTGTAGGCTCCAAAGAGTACGACCTGAAGCCCAAGATGCTTTCTGTCGTTCAGAAGGCCTCCAACCGTCGGTACGTTCTCAATGAAGTTAATAAGGAAGATATTGCATTCCGTAAGGCCGCTGAAGGGCGTCTTTATGGACTACGTGTTAATCGCTATAGTTGGTGGGTGCATTGGCGCGAACTTGCTGATTATATTCTACCTCGTCGCTATAAGTGGCTCATTACCCCTAACCAGATGGCTCGTGGCAGTCCTATCAACCAGCATATCCTTGATAGCACTGGTAGCCTTGCTGCGAGAAATTTGGCCGCAGGATTGATGACAGGGTGCACCGACCCAACCAAGCTTTGGTTCCGCCTAAAGCTCGGCCATATCGACTCCACAATGCCTGGCCCAACCTCTATTTGGCTCAAGGCCGTTGAAACAATCATGTACGAAGTCATGGCGGAGTCCAACTTCTACACCGCCATGGCTGTGTTCTACTTCGACCTCGTCGTCTTCGGTAGCGCTGCGATGCTCATTTACGAGGACTTCGAACATGTCATCATGTGCTACAACCCCTGCCTTGGCGAGTACTACCTTGAGAACAGCGGACAGCTCTTCCCAAATGTCCTTCTTCGAGAATTCACCTACACTGTTTCCCAAACAGCCGAGGAGTTCGGAGTCGAGAACCTTTCCCCTTCCACCGCTGGACTCTGGGCCCAAGGTGGCGCTCAGCTCACTCGGGAACTCGTCGTTGCCCACTGTGTCGAGCCCAACAAAGACAGCCGAACCTACGGCGTCCCCTCCGAATTCGCCTACCGAGAATGCTATTGGGAATGGGGCGGCTCCGCTTCCCCTCAGGGAGGTTCGAATTACTCTCCAGGCCTGCTACGAAAGCGGGGGTTCCATGAGTCTCCTGCTATCATCGGAAGATGGGACCTTGTATCGAACGACGCTTACGGACGCAGCCCAGGAATGGATGCGCTACCGGATATCAAACAACTCCAACTCGAAACGAAGCGCAAGGCGCAAGGAATTGATAAACAAGTTAATCCCCCGTTGGTTGCGGATGTTCAGCTCAAGAATCAGCCTGCGTCGCTGCTTCCAGGCGGTATCACGTACGTTCAAGGGATGACCCAATCGGGGAAGCCTGGGATGGGGCCTGTGTACACCGTCAACCCACCACTCGCAGACATCACCCACGATCTCTCCTTGATCCAAAACCGAATCAAAATCACCTTCTACAACGACCTGTTCCAGACCGCCTCGCAATACGAAACTCGATCGAACGTGACCGCGGTTGAATGGGACATGCGGAAGGCCGAGTCGATGGTGATGCTTGGGCCAGTCTTCGAACGCCTGAACTTCGAGACCCTGAAACCACTGATCAACCGCATCTTCAACATGGCCTCTCGCGCTGGAATCCTGCCTCCAGCTCCAGGGGAAATCCAAGGCCAGCACTTGGAAGTCGAGTTCGTTTCGATGATCCAACTCGCTCAAGCCGCAGCAGCGACAGCAGGGATTGATCGAATGTTTGCCTTGGCAGGGCAGCTTGGAGGCATTGATCCTTCGGCCACCGATAACATTGACATCGATTTCGGAATCGAAAAATACAACTTCCTTCTCAACAACGATCCCCGATTGGTCCGTTCGCCCCAACAGCTCCAGGCCATCCGTCAGCAACGCATGCAGCAGCAGCAACAAGCGCAACGTGCTGCGGAGGCCGAACAACTCGCTCGCTCCGCCAAGGTCGCCTCTCAAACCCCAATCGGTCAAGGCCAGACCGCCCTAGGCGCAATGATAGGAGCTCCACGTCAATGAATTCCATCATAAGATGGGATCTGCGCAGGCCAGAAGCTTGCATCCACCTGTACATCCTGTGGAACCTCT